TCAAAATCAATAGCAGGATATACAGCAGCTGTAACCCAATTTTTTATTTGTTGTCTAGCTTCAGGAGTTTTTGTATTTAACTCAGATTCAAAGTCATCAAGTATAATTCCAGTATATCTTGTAGATAATTGCTTTTTACCACGCAGTCTTTGTGCTGCTCCCTTTGCAATCATCCTACAATTATTTGTTAATGTTATTTCGTTCTTAGTCCACTTATCACCTTGCAAGTCACCGAAATAATAATGTATTGCAGGATTAGAATATATGTGGTTAGAAATCCAATTAAGGTTATCTATAGCCTGGTCTTGCGCCTCGCCAACCCAAGCGATAAATTCTGGGCTTTCTTTATTCGCAAATAAGAACCGATGTAAGACCGCAGTTGCAGCTAAGGTTGACTTTGCGTGGTCACGAGGCAATACAAGCGCCAATTGTTGATTATCTCTATCTAAAAGTTTTTTACCAACAGTATTGTGGAAATCAGGAGTTGCGGATGCTAAATAATCTTGTGGTGAAAAGAGTTTACCAAATACAATAAGGTCATTGTAAGCCATTTCAAGAACTTTTTCATTGTTTGATACATTACCGTTAAGATTTAGATTTGCCATATATTAGCAGTTCCACTTTTTTAACGACAAAGACAATCTATCTTTACCAGTATTATTGCTGGGCTTTTGTCTTTTTCTCATACCTTTCATTCTTGCACAAAATGATTTCCTTCTTTTTGCAGCTTTACTACCTTTTTTTAATTTTGAGGGTTTTGTTGTTACAGCGGTTTGTAATTTAGAGCCAGGGTTAGCTCTTCTATATGATTCAACTCCTTTTTTATTTAAACCGCCACTTGGGTCTTTTCCTTCTTTACGTTGCCATGCAGGAGTTTTACCTCCTTCTTTAAACTTTGCTCTACTTCTTGCGTCCTTTACAGGTATCTCCGATGCCCACTTGTCCATAATTCATCTCTCTTTCAACTATTCACCTAGTAATTGTAATAAAATTTCATTAGTATTTTCAGGTTCAGCTCTTAAAAACATTCCTTCATCAGCAGGATAGCCTTGACCTGTATTTTTTAAATACTTAAGTTGTGCCTGTGGACTCATTGTTTTTATTATCATTTCCATATCTTTATCATGCTGTTCTTTTGTTCCCATATTAGGGTCAGGTTTTAACATTTTTGCAATATTACTACTTAAATCATATTCTTCATTTACTTTGTTTGTTGTATATCCTGCAAGACCTGCAGTTGCTAATAATGAAAGTATTGGAAGAATATTTGAAGGTGTTTCTCCACCGTCTCCTCCTGTTGGAAGCATTTTGTCATTTCCTTCAAAAGATTTTTTTAATCTTCTTCTATTGCCTTTCATATCAAGAGTATATTTATTAGTATTAATATTTCCTTTTATAAAGTACGTGTCATTTGGTCTTTTAACAAAAGCTTTATCTATTGCTTTTTGACCTTTAAAACCTTCTTTAAGAGCTTTATTTAAAGCAGCTCTCCCCTCATTTGTGTTTCCTATAAATTCTTTTTTTAAAAATTTATTAATAACATCATCGTTTTTTTGTTTAGATAAGTTTTTTATATTTTTTTTATTCATATCTTCAATAAATTTTATTACATTTTTTGAATCAGGCATTATTTTTTTTAAAGTTTCTTTGCCACCTTTACTTTTTATTAATTGAGTTAAACCTTTTAGTGAACCTGCTGGCCCACCAACACCACCCATTATTGCTGTTTGTATAACTTCTTGTATTTCAGGGCTAAGTTTGTTGTTTAAAATTAATTTATCAATATTTTCATGCGCTGTGGGATTTTCAGCTTTTTTTCTATTTAAATTAAATTCATTTCCACCTGTTAACATTTCCATTAAACTTGCCATTATTTTCCCTTTCTAAGTTCAAAATGAGGAAAATCATCAAATTTATTGTCATCTACCTCAAAGTTCATATTCCAATCACCACCCCATCGTAGTTTAATGCCCATAGATTGAGCAATGCCAATCACGAAGCCTGCAAACAAATGAAAGCGTTCCCTATCATCCCAATCAACAGGATAAGGCACAACATCCACAGCCCTGCTTGGATTAGAGTTATGACGGCCATTTGGGAACTTAACCTTAGTTTTTCCCTCATCGAAAAGCTTATCTTGCCTTTCAGCGCTTCTATGGCCTTCCAGAACAGAGCAATCAACATATTTGATAACTTCGTTAAATATTTTTTGTAGTTTATCATCACAAGTGCTTAACCTTTCTTTACTTCTTTTTCCAAATCTAGGCATCATTACTCCATAAGTCAAAATTAGAGTTATCAGCCACAAATGAAGAAGGGTATAGAGTGTGAGTAACATAACAAGAGGATAAAGAGGTAACCTTTATATCTTCACCTGTGACTGAATTTGTATAAATTATTTCCATTATTTTTTTCTTCTACCGAAAAATCCTTTTTTCTTTTTTTTAAGAGGTTTTTTTACTTCCTTTAATTTAGCATAATTAGCTCTTGATAAAGAATCAGCTGGAGAAGTATTACTTTTTAAATATGCTCTTTGTTTTGCTTTAAATTCACCCGTTTCAGGTTTACCAGAATAAGATTCACCTTTATATAATCTTGAATCACCTTTGTCACCTTTAGGTACTTGATAAACAACTGTAGTTTTTTTCCCTTCTGTTTCTTTATGAATAATTTTTGTTTCTTTTCTTTCTCTTGCATCTTTTACTTCCATTACATCTCCATTTTTCCTTATTAAGTGTTTCCTTGTATTGAATCTTCGCCGTAAATATACATAATATTATCATTATTATCAAACTCTGACTTGCATCTGGGGCACATCCAGCCAATTACATCATGATTCACACTATTTGTATCAAATAAACCCACTCTTTTAGAATAATGCTCATTATGATACAATTCTTCCTCACAAATAGGACAAGGGTCTTTAATCTTCGTCTTGGTCTTTTTCTTTGTGTGCGATGAGCTTTGTATCTGATGTTTTTCCACTTAAAGCCTCCATTTGTTCTGGTGTAAACCCTTGAAATACTGTTAATTGTTCTTGTTTTTTCTCTGTATCAAATAATCCAGACATTTTACCTAGTGCTTCTAACGAACGAAGCTTATCTGTGTCTCTATCAGACAAATCTGCAATCATTTTATACTTTTGAACAATCCATTCAGGTGAAACACCTTCATCTGCTAGTATTTTTTTAATTTCTTCTTTAACCATTGTTCTAACTTCCTCTTTTTTTAATAAAACATTTGTTTTCTTTTTGATATATTCTTCATCTTTGGCTTTTGGGTATGCTTTTTTATATGCTGAAATTGTACCTTCGCCTGATGCAATGTATTGAGCAAAAAGAAATTCACGGTTGTTTAGCTTCCTATCCTTTGCTCGTTCATAGATGGCATCATAGTTACCCGAAAATGAAAAAATGTTCTTTGCAACACCTCTATCTCCTAATATTTGATGTGTCTTCTGCTCAACAATATAAGAACCACAAACAGTCAAAACAACATTACGAGGAGATTTGTAGCCTGGATGCTTCAAACCGCTACGTTTTAATATTTGAAGTACATATCCATCATCAGTATATACCCAATCACGAGCAACACCAACTCTCCAATTACCAACAATCTCAGTGCCAGGATTGAACGCGCGAAATTCCTCTGCATTATCATACAAATAATTTTCTTCACCTTTAATTACTTTAACATCCATAGAATAATATAAAAAAACTTTACCAAAAATAAAAACCTTGCATAATTCATTTATTTGATTATATTTATCTATATAATAGAGATATATACTAGAGATAATATCTATAGATAATATCCATATTATAAAAGAAATTAATAATAAAGAAAAGATTAGAGTAACTTTGAAATTTTTTTGCAAAATATTTTTTTGATATAGCATTGAAGAAAAGGTTCAGCGTGTTACAAAGTTTTAAAAATTAAGTTAGAATGTGTGTGAGTATTTCTTTATGCAGGTGCCCCCCCGCGATTTAGGGGTTAGGGGTGCAAATTAGGTTAAAATTATAATTCTAATTGATTTTTTATTAATACACAAGACAAGAACCACCACAAAACAAAAACGCCCCGAATAAATCGAGGCGCTATTGCTACACAATCCGCGGATTTTTTACAGGTCTTTATTACACGCATCAACAAACTTACTTGCATTAAATAAGTTGTTATCTGCTTTGAACTCTCTGCATAGTTCAGTGATAAAAGTATCTTTGTTTATTTTTCTTTTATTATTAAAGAAGGTATTATCATTAATTAACTCCGCTATCATCTTATAATATTTTCTACTAAGCATTATCTCCCCTTTCATTACTTAAGTTAATATCATTTATTATTGTTTGTAACTGCTCCAATTGAGCAAGTATTTTATTAGTGCCACCACTTAAACCAAAGTAGTTTTTGACATCTTTTAAGCGCCAATGTCTATTTGGTTTTATTCCCTTGCTAAACAATTTAACTTGACCAACACACACCGCCAAATTATATAGTGCTAAATTTGTTGCGCCTTGTGCGTTT